ATTTTGAACTGTTTTGGTAGTGGTAGCAACTTTTTTAACTACCAGCGGGCTTGCCTTTGTTGTTAATGTTTCCCGATAGGTAGTTCTATCCATGGCTAAACAACAAAATAAGATTATCATTATAGCTCCCAATATAAGTTTTTCCATATATATAAAGATTTGAAAAAACTTTTATAATATAAATATATGTTTCAATTTATATTGGGATTTGTATCAGGGATATATATCGGAACGAATTATGAATGTACCCCTTTAATAACAAGAATGGAGACGCTATTTAAACACTATTTTCCAAAAAAAGACTCTAAACAAGAGCCAAAGGCAGAAACAATTTGGGATAAAATAAGGAAATTTTAATTAAACTTAACAATAATTTCAATTTTTTCTTTTTTAATACTTTTCGTTGCTGAAACGGATAATTCTTGTCTTTTTTTGCGAGTTTTATTATTTTCTTTTATTTTATGTCTTGCGGTAGAGTTTCTTTTATTCATATCAGCTTCGATTCGATTATAATTTTCACCAATATAAGTGATAATTTTATTTTCTAAAGCCCATTTGAAAAAATTCAATTGTCCTATAGTTGTTTGAATAAGGCTATTTTCATTATAAGGTATATTAATTCTTTCCCACCTACAAAATGGATCAAATCTTTTTTTTGAATAGGCTTTTAATTTTAATTTATAATCAACATAAACTTTGAATCTGCGTTTTTTTTCATTTTTTCCTTCAACAACATCATAAACAATAAAATTTTTTTTAGCATAATTAGTAGTAAACCAATCAATTAATCTCAATGAAATTTTAGATTCTCCGTTTATTATTGAAAGAATTTTTTGTAAATTATTATTTTTTTGGTAATATTTTAATAGTTTTTTTAGGAGTAAATCATTCTGAGTTGTATATCTCGATGTCATTTAATTATTATTTTGTTAATTGAGTTTAAATAGTTATTTTGCGAATCTAATATATTTATTTTCAGCTACGATATCTTCGGTATATTTACTCCCAACCATAAATGGATTTTTAATTCCATCGGCAAATAATGTTCTTTCGGATAATCGTTTATTAACCACATCTCTATCATTTTTTTTCATAAATCCTCCAATAAAACACCCTTCTTCCATAAAATCGCGCGTTGTTGTTTTTTCTTGAAGATATTGATTTAGTTTGGACATTTTTTCAGCCACATGTTCAAATTCTTCTTCCTTATCATGATTTTCAGCAGGCAATAGAGGATTATCAACTTTATCTTCAACTGGGGTTTCGATGGAATTTTCAACTTCTTTTTCAATTTCTTTTTCAACTTCTTTTTTATAGCTTTTTTCGACGCCCACCCCATCGCCCCATATCAACCATGTTTTTTGACTCATTACCATAATTTTTTATTATTTTTTTATATTTTAAACTTCTAAACTTTATCATCCCGTTGTTTCTTCAACGATAGGTTCCCCTTCTTCGGGATCAGAATCTTCCTCGTCGCTCACTGGGGGCGCTTCGTCTGGCAATTGTTGTTCAGCTGCTTCTTGGATGGTCCTAAGAAGATCGTCTGGTTCGGCTTCAACCTCTTCAGTATCTTCCACTTGAGTCTGAAACATTTGTACACATTCATAAATTTTTGCCGCTTCTTCCAATGTAAAAGCGCCCCGCCTTTGTGCGATACCTAGATATGACACTAATAAATTTAATGCTATATTTTCATTTACTACATCAACGCCAGTAAGCGGAATTTCTTGATGTTCATGTTGGGGGTCTTCATTTTCAGCTGACATTATAGTTTATTTAATTATGTTTTTTTTAAGTATTTTCATTTTCAAAAGAATTTCTATAAAAAAATGTAGAAACGGCATATAAGACCCACGAACATACAGTAATAATTACTATAAATAGTGCGAGCATAAGAATAGTCTCTTGGTCCATAATAAATTTATTAATTAAATATATTTAAATGAATTAGATATATTTATTTATGACATTTTTGATTCAAGGGAATGAAAAAGATGAATGGTGGACGCCAACTAATAATCAAAAAAACGCGATACAACCTATTTATAAAAAATGGTGGAATGGATTGGGACAGGGTGGAATGGCATATCCTGGTACAGAAATTACAGCGAATGCTTCTTTTGATGGTTTTACTTATATAATTTTTATCGCTGGTGCACAATCTTATATTCAGAATGTTTTACATCAGCGTAAGAGGAGAATTCATTTTTTACCTGAGCATGATGGTTCAACTACAGTTTAATATTAAAAAAGATTATGTAATATATGATATATCAATTCAAGATGGAATTAAAAAGTTTAATCGATAGACCAAAAGAATTATTAGAATTAATTCATAGTTGTTTGAAACCTAAAAAAAATTCAGTCCAGAAATTTAGTGAAGTATTTACACCGATACGTATAGTAAATGAAATGTTAGATAAATTAGATGAATATTATATAAAAGAAAATGGTAAAAGTATATTTGAAGAAAAGAATTTTAAATGGTTAGACCCAGCCAATGGTATGGGTAATTTTCCAATAGCAGTTTATTATAGATTAATGGATGGATTAAAAAGTCAAATACCGAATGATAAAGAAAGAAAAAGATATATACTTGAAAATATGTTGTATATGTCAGAATTTAATATAAAGAATGTATTTATATCAAGACAAATATTTGATATTGAAAATAAATATAAATTAAATATTTATCATGGAGATAGTTTGAAATTAGATACAGAAAAAGTATGGAGCGTTAAAAACTTTGATGTTGTGTTGGGAAATCCACCTTATAACAAAAAGTATAAACGAAATGGAGCACCAGCGCTTTATAATGAATTTGTTGAATGTTTTATTGATAAATGTAAATACCAATCATTGATTATACCATCGAGATGGTTCGCGGGTGGTAAAGGATTAAAAAAATTTCGTGAAAATATGTTGAAACGAAAAGATATTGTATATATTAGACATTTTGATAATGCTTCAAAAATATTTGGTAATAGTATTTCAATAGAAGGGGGTGTAAATTATTACTTGAAAGATATAAATTATAAAGGTTTATGTGATTTTAATAATAATAAAATAAATATTGGTAAATATGACATATTGGTTCCTAATTCATTATATTATAAAATAATAGACAAATTAAGTTTACATGAAAATATGGGCTCTATATGTAATGGTCGTTGTTTTGGTATTGAAACAAACGATAAACGTTTTATTGACGAAAATAAAAATACGTTAAAATGCTATGTTTCCAAAAGTAAAGGTTTTATTAAATTTATTGATAAACAATATATTAAAAAGGATTATAAATTTTTAAAAGTTATAACTGCTGAGGCAAATGGCGCAAAAAAACATTTTGGCAATATGTTTATTGGAACTGAACAAGAGGTTCATTCTGGTAGTTATATATCATTTCAAGTAAAAAATATTGAAGAAGCGCAATCATTGATAAGTTATTTAAAATGTAAATTACCAAATATTCTATTAGGGTTCAGAAAAATATCTCAACATATAAATGATAAAGTATGTAAGTGGATACCATTGCCACCATTAGATAGAACTTGGACAAATGAAAAAATTTATGAATATTTTAAACTAACAAAAGAAGATGTTAAATTGATTACAAAAACTAAATAGTTCGATATTTGATAACTTTTATATTGTCAATGTTTTCTTTAATATTTTTGGAGGCGGTAGCCCTACAAGCGAACATTGATGGTACATTAATAAAGATTTTTCATGAATAATTCTACATAAGTATCCATCTTTTCTTATAACAATTCTATGAAGCCATATATAATTGAATAGTTCTTCCGCCAATTTTAATTTATCTACCGTTTTTTCTGTTCTTCTAATATTACCAAGTATTATTACAGCATTGTCCATCACACCTAATCTCCCCTTCATTGATCGTGTATTAGGATACTTCATATGGATGGGTCTTCTACATAATGGACATGTTCTTTTCCACTTGTACAAACATTTTTTACAAAAAGTATGGTTACAATCGGTAATATAATTCGCCTTTTTGAAACAAATTGGACATGACATTTTGTGATAGATGATACTATTATCATAAAATAATAATTTAAATCAATTTTAGCGCCGGCGCGATTTTCTGCGTTTTTTTCTGCGTCTTTTTCTGCGCTTTTTTCTACGAGTTTTTCTCCGCCTTCCGCCATTCTGTTGCCCATTTTCCTGTTGCCCATTTTCCTGTTGCTCATTTTCCTGTTGCTCATTTTCCTCGGGGATCTCTGCGAGTCGCGGGCGCCGCTGCGGCAGGTTGAAGGGGGCGGCGGGGGCGCCTGGGTCCGCGGGAATCGGCGGCGGGAGCGGCGGGGGCGGCGGATCCGCGCCGGCGACCGCAAGGTCATGTTGTATATTACCAAATTGCGGCAACGGGAATCCAGCTGGTTCGTAAAAAAGGTGACCGCGCAGTGGGTGATCGGGTCCGCGCCTTCCCGCCCCGCGGGGTGCTCGCCAAGGACCCGCCGCACGATAGAATAATGCCGGGGCTAGAATCGCAAGAGGATTTGCCGGATGCGGCTCATCGCCGCCGGCGCCCCAGCGCATGCGTCCCTCGCCCATGTGTCCTATGTGGGCGCGGGGGATTCCGGAGCGGCGCACGATCTCAAGCATAACCAACTCCAATGCTACGGCGCCCCCAAACCATACTTGCGCAATGATCGCCCACAGCTGCTCCCACCAAAGTCTTCGCGCCACTAATTCTAGATCAGGACCCCGCATTAAATCCTCAAGCAAGCGAAGAAAAATCCCGTAATAGGGTTTAGTCACTTCGTCGTAAAACATCTTAACCAAAACTAGATTAATAATACCTATACATATCGCAGCAGTAGACATAAAAATCCGGAACGATTTATGTACTATGGTTAGGCGTCTTTCGAGAGCCCTATATGCGTCGTATTTGGCGCGTTCGCCCAACCAGTCGCCGTCCTCGGGGACGACACCATTATCTATTAACCATTGTATTTCTTCGGCATCCCATACCGAATTTGTTAGTGGGTTTTTTCCCCGCATGTTTGGCACCCTACGATACATCAAGGCGAGATTTTCCTTGTTGAAACACGTCGTCGCACCCTCGGCGCCTCGACCGGGAGTTTCAATCATTGTGTCATTCTCTAAACAACCGAATGAAATAGGATCCACTTTACATGCACATTCAATATCCTCCTCCTCCTCCCCCTCAATATCCCCAAAAGCATTATTCGTGCATGAAAACTGCCCGCCACCCCCCCTATTATACGGATCCCAAATGCCCGCATTATAAGCTTTTATCAATTGTTCTTGTTGTTCCTCTGAAAAATTCTCCCAACGATTATTCTCACAAATCTCGGCAATCGCTCCGCCAGATTGTTTACCAGATTGTTTAATTGGTGTATCAAATAAATTTTCTATCTCTTTTGGTTTAACTTCTTTAAACATTTTTAATAATTTCTTATCTGGTGTGTTAGGCAAATTAAACATTTTTTCAACTTTGTGAAAAACATTTAACATTTGTTTTGCATTTTTCTTAATGGACTCATTCAACATTTTCTCATTCAACTTTTGTTTAGTAATGCGTGGAGGCGGTTTAAGTCCGCCGCGTCTTTTGCGTGATTTCTTTGGCATTATAATTTAGTTAGATTATTTATAATGAATTATAAAATTTTAGTGAATTTTATAATTTTAGTAAAAAAATAATAAGAAAACGACGTCTCCGATAGATTGAGACGATAAATTGTCTTTAATTTGAGTAAGCGAGTCCGCCCATTCCGCTCATGACGCGGAGAACATTGTAGTTTGTGGCGTAAACGCGAACCTTGGCGGTGTCTTCTCCTCCGACGGTTTCGTTGGAAAGGACGAGTTGAAGGGTGGCGTTGTCAATACGCGAGAAATTGCAGGTGCCCGATGGCTGATGTTCCTCAGGGCGGAGAGCAAACGAGTAGACGTTAATGCCAGTGTCTGGGTGACGCGTGTGATGCTGGTATGGCTGAACGACGTCGAAGTACGATCCTTCGCGCTCCGAGAAGCGGTCCTGTCCGTTAAGCTGGAGTTTCGCAGTGACGACTGGGTTTTTGCCCCAGCAATGCATGCAGAGAGCAGTTTCGGCGAGAATGAACGAACCGGCGTCGGATACGAGACTGGTTTCGCGCGAGCTAAGAGGAACGCCTTGTGGGTAGGCGTTGGAGTCGTAGCTCGAGGCGGGCCATGCCGATGCGGAGGCGGCGTATTCGTTGAGGTCGGCCGCACCGGGGTCGACGAAGAGGTCGCTGGCATTGATAACACCCTGGTGATTGGGGTTCTCGCCAGTTGCGGCAGCCTGTGGTCCGGAGTAGGCATGCTGGGCATTGGGGACGGCATCGACACAGTCAGTGTAATTAAATGGCTGAGCGCCGAGGATGTTGTATAAGAGGGAGTCGCAGAGGAACGATGAGCAGTAATCGACGAGAGCGTCTTTCTGGACAACCCAGATAAGCTCTTTGCATGGGTGATTGAAATTGAGTTTGATCTTGTTAGACGATGATCCGACAGATTCATCGCCGGTGAATTGAAGCTGTTCAATAAGGTATTCGTGTGGGTTCTGTGCCATGCGACGACGTTCATCAGTGTCGAGGAAGATGTAGTCGACGTAAAGCGATGAAGCAACGAGAGACTTGGTGTAAGCACCCGTGGCTTTGCCACTTGAGCCAGATGGTGAGCATTTCAATTTGCCGTTCGTGTTGTTTACAGCCCAGAGGCATTCATCGAGAGGGCGCACTTCAAGGTTAATCTTGACTTCGTGGTATTGAAGGGCAATAAGTGGAAGCGCAAGACCTGGGTTGCGGCAGAACCAGAATTGGAGTGGAATGTAAAGAGTTGTTTCGGGGAGTGCGTTGCGTGGAGCACACGTGTTGCATGGAGCACCAGTCGCACATGGCTGGTCAACGGCTGCGAAACTTGGGTCAGTCAAGTAGGTAAGCTGTGTTGTGTGTCCGACCATCTTTTTGTAACCAAGTGCTTGTTCAGCAGTGCTGGTAAGTTGGTTCCAGATATGCATCCAGTCACCATATTGTTTATCGATGCGTTGCCCTCCAATTTCAACTTCAACCATGTTGATCATGTGTTCGCCGGGGTAGTCAAGCCAGCGGGCGAAATTGGCTTGTGATTGTCCAATTTCGGGAAGTGTGACTTGAAAATATGTGCGGTAAGCAAGGTCACCATTGCGAGCAATAGTGCATTGTACACGACGACCGAAATCGCAGCATCCGTTGAACGTTTGTTCAATAGATTCCATAGCGAAGTTGGTGTGGCGACGGTATGTAACTTTAAAAAATGTAATCTGCGGGTTTCCAGTAAGGTAGACGTCTTGAGCGCCGTAAGCTACGAGTTGCATTAATCCTCCTCCCATAGTTATAATATTGCTAAAGAAAAAAAAATAAAGAAATAGAGTTTTTTTCATTTTATTTAAGCTTTAAAATTTTCTATAGTTAAGTTTGAGAGCATAAAGCGTCTCAAATATGAATCTAAATATACTTCTTTTTTTCCTTCATGATTTTTAGTAAAAATATATAATTTTTCCTTTTTTTTGACTGTCCAACCATTTTCTAAAGCATTATACAAAAATTTCATTTTTTGTAATTTTAAAAAATCCGGTTTTATATTTTGTTCAATCTTAATATCGAATACATCGGACATCTAATAGAGAATAATAAAAAATAGAAATTAATTAAACTAACTTTATTTTCTATTAAAAAAAAGAAAATAGTTAATATAATGCCAAATTTTAAACCAAAAGCAACTAAAAAAATTAAAATGAACAAATTATCAATAATAACATTGGATAATAAACACAATGAGATGTTGAAGAATTTTAATGATATTGATAATATTAAAATTCCGGATATTGAAAAAAATATACTAAATTTAAAAGAACAACTAAAACAAGATTTAAATTTAGAAAAGATGCTAGAAACAAAGGATGAATTAAAAGTATTAAAAAAAAAGAGAAGACAATTAAAAAAAGAAAGAAAGGAATATTTTTTAAATAATTCTAAATATATTTTTGATTATTTTGAGAAAAAGAGAGAGATTTCGGAAGGTCATAGTAAAAAGAAAATATTACATTCATTTTTTAATACTCATAAACAACATTCAAACGAAAAAA